CTCTGATTGTCCCAAGGCAGAATTTTAACAACTTAAAAACATCAATTGGTGACTGTATTTTATTTCCTTCAATGGTCACTCACGGCCATCATGTTGATGAGCTTCAATCAGGTGTGAAATATTCTTTAACCATGTGGACGAGTAGATATGAGGGTGATGTCAATTAGCATGAAGGTATTTTTTAAACTTGCCTTTTTCTACAGACAAATTTAACACAAATATAAGATAAGGATATTAAAGGGCCATTTTGGCCCTTTTTTGTTTTGGAGAAGCCAATGACATTCGCACTTGTCGCTGAAACAGGATCGGGAGTGAGCGGGGCAAACGCCTATGCCACAGTATCAAATGCTGATTCATATTTCGATGGACAGATCTACAAAGACTCTTGGATCAAATCATCTTCAGCGCAAAAAGCTCAAGCCTTGGCGATGGCTACTTCCACCCTAGACACTCTGGTTGCTTGGAACGGCACAAAAAAGGTTTCAACCAATCCGCTAGAGTGGCCACGCAAAGGTGTAACTGAAAAGAACGGATACGCGATTGCCGATGATGTAATCCCCGATGTCATCAAAGAAGCAACATATCTCACCGCTCTGGGTCTACTTGAAAGCAATCGCAGGGAAGAACCTGGTGACGCCGGGATTGATGAACTGACCCTGGAAGGCATCGATATTAAGTTTAATAAAACAGACAGATCATCAATTTTGCCCCACTTTGTAATGCTTGTCGTTGAAGATTACGGGCGCATCAAGGGTGGGCGCTTTGCAAGTGTATCGAGGTCGTAATGGATCTAGCGGCAAAGATTTCAAAAACGCTCAAGACGGTAGGCAAAGTTATTGATGGGTCAGAGAAGGATCTTGTCGTTACAAAAATGAAAGCGAATGTTTCATACAATCCGACCACAGGAAGTTTTAACCAGGTCAACTCTAAAACATATAGAGTCAAAGGGATCGTAACAAACACGAGTCAAAATCAACAAGATCTTCAACGGCAGCGACAACAAACTAAGCTTGTTTTAATCGCTTACAAAGATTTGCCCGTGGAAATCGAAACATCTGACAAGGTCAATTTTGACAAGCAAGACTACTTCATTACTGAAGCGAGCTTAGACGCGGCCTCTGCACTTCATCGGCTAAATGTGAGGTCTGGATGACGATTAAATTGGTTCGAAAAGGCAAGTCGCTCGACAGCCTAGAAAAGAGTTTGGAGAGGACTATAACGAATGAGCTTAAAGCGATTGTTTCAATGGCCCATAGCGAAGTTCTCGCGCATACGCCGGTTAATACGGGAACGCTGGCTGCAAATACGAACTTCTCTCTTAATCAGCCGGATCGATCTTTCGGTGTACTTGAAAATGAGGTCGATAGAGATGCCTCTCAAGTCGCGCTTCCGGTCTATGGTGCCTCGACTATGGAAAAAAATCGCCCGCAAGCACTAAGCTTGGCAGTCAGAACAAGAAACAGAGCATTAAAAAGCTTTAAGATCGATTTTTCAAAAAAGAAAACCTACAAATTCTTCATCACCAACGCGACCCCTTACGTCACTGACGTTGAATACGGGCAGGGCATTAACATTAAAGCCCGTCAAAGCGCCGTTGGGATGTTTCGCAAGTCAGTTCAGAAAATAAAACAGAACATCAAGTCCGGCAAAGGCAAGCGTTTCGGCAAGTTCGATCAGCGCGTGTCAGGCCCACGCACATATACTGAGTAGAACAAATGAAATACGATGAAGAGCGCAAACAGATTGAGAGCCGCTTTCAAACCATTTGGGCTGCTTCAACCTATAAAGATGTGCCTATCATCTTTGAAAATGTCCCGTTCAAAATCATTCCAGGCAAGGACTACGTTGCCATCCAGATCTTAGCGGCTGGCGGGGAAAAGCTTGAAATGGGCAACACCTTCTTTCGCAACGAAGGCATCATTCAGTTCGATATCTATGTGCGAGAAGAAACCGGATCTGCAACCGGAAAGAAAATGGCAGATGTAATTTCTGACTCCTTTCGGAATGTCAGATTTGGGGATGCAGCCAGCGGCTACATACTCACAAGGACGCCAAGTTTTCGTTCACTAGGGGTGGATGATGGGCGATTTCGAATGGTGCTATCCGTTGAATATCAGCGGGATGTGAGCATCGCTTAACGGCATTTTATGCCCCACCAACCTGGAGATTAGATAATGTCTAATACATACTTCGCCGATAGCAGCGAAACGCGGGTTGCCCTGATAGAAGAAGCCACATGGGGCACAACGCCGTCTACGCCAGCTTTTAAAATAATGAGAGTGACGGGCGAAAGCTTGTCAGTCGAAACAGAAACAGTCACCGGATCTGAGCTTCGCGCAGATCGCAACGTGGCCCACCTCATCAATGCGTCCAAAGCAACTGGCGGATCGATTGAGATGGAACTTAATCACGATGATGTCGTTCATCTGATGATGGAAAGTGCGATGCAAGCTGCATTTAGCTCTGACAAACTCATCAATGGCGTGACTCCAAAGATGTTCACAATGGAGCGCACGTTCAGCCACACATCCGGCGGATCAGGCACAAATACATTTGTGCGGCACAGCGGCATGATGTGCGATACGATGGCACTCTCAATGTCAGCGGGATCGATGATCACGGCAAGCTTTGGCTTCCTGGGGAAAGAGGCAACATCAGCGTCTGCCGCCATTACCGGGGCAGCCTATACACCTGCCTCAACGACACCGCCTCTGTCAGCGTCAGCAGATTTTGCATCTTTAACAATGTCAAACATCACCTCGCCTAAGATCTCAAGCCTTAGCCTCAACACGACAAACAACCTTCGCCGCCAGCAAGGCGTTGGGGTTGAGACATCAGTCGGCTTGGGCACAGGCCGCTTTGAAGTCACCGGCTCTATGGATTTCTACATGGAGAACAAAGAGGTGCTTGATGACTATCTTGGCGGCACGGCTACGAGCTTGGCCTTCACCATTGGTGCAGCGGCTGGAGCGAAGTACACATTCACAATCCCAACTGTGAAGTTTGAGTCAGTTACCATCAACGCGGGTGGCAATGATCAAGATGTATTTGTCTCAGCGGGCTGGAGAGGCCTGTTTAGCGCTGATGTCGATAGTGGCACAGGCGGAAGCCAAGGCGGGACAATGATGATCGAAAGGAACGTGTAATCATGTTCACGGCATCTGTTTCATTCTCCTATTACGATGATGATGGAGAGAAAACGGTCAAAGTTGGGAGCGAAGTGAATGCTCCCAGCGATTGGCTCGACAACTGGGCAAAACAAGGTTTGGTAAAGTCATCTGCCAAGCCCAAAGCAAAAAAGGCCGAAGCTGATAGCTGAAGCCCTAGGGGGGGCACTTCGCCGGGGGGTGCCCTCTCATTATTGGAGACATTATGTCTAATTTTTTATCCCGTTACTCCACAGACAGCACTCTTGAAATAGAGGGGGTCTGGGTTGATTTTGGCGATGGCATTCAAGTTAAGGTCACTCGCGAGAATACCGATGAAGCGCAGAAATTCCGCCAGAAAATTCTTCACAAGTATCGCACTCACCGTAAGATCCCTGATGAAGTTTTGACCGACCTGGCGACCAAAGTTTTGGCGCATGTTCTGGTCAAAGATTGGAAAGGCATCACCGACGAAAAAGGCAAGGATCTGCCCTACACGCCGGAAAATGCATATAGGATCTTTTCAGAATTCAAAGACTTTCGCGAGGATGTTTCAACGGCATCGCAAGAGCGGGAGTTCTTCAAACAAGAAGAGATTGCGGCCCAAGCAAAAAACTAGAGGAAGTCCTTGGTTGGATGGTCGATTGGGGGCATCGGATTGATGATCTTCAGAACATGGTTAGCGATGATTACATCCCCGCTGCCTTGGAACGAAGACCGGAGCCGGTGCTTGCAAACCAACCCGTCTTGGACGCCTTTTATTTTTTAACATCGAGGCGGGTTAGCCACTTCGATGCGATTGGCTGCATACCCCTGAGTGAGATGATTTCTTACACCCAGGTTGCCGGGATGAATGATCCGGCGACACGGGAAGAGTTCATCTTTTTCCTGAGTTTTGCCGACAACTTTTACGTTGGTAAAATAAACGAGAAGAAAGCGAAATCACATGGCTGACAGTAGCATTGAAATTCAGATTAGCGCCCGTGGCGCTGATCAGGTCGTTAAAGATTCCAAAGCAATTAATGCTCAAGTGACAGCCCTTAACAAGAAAATAGGGGACTCCGCTGGAATAAATAAGTTCGTTAAATCGATGGCGGATGCATCGAAGAACTTTACCAAAGCTCTGAAGTCGATGGAGCAAGCGCTTGATCGTATTAAAGGGTCAACTAAAGCGGTTCAAAACGCACAAAAGCAGCAATCAAACGCGCGTTCCCAGCAAATAAGAAAC